GGTTCCTGTTGCAAATCGTCCCCACTGGGGTTGGTAAATCCTTGATCTACACATCTGCTGCTTGGATAATGGAGGGCAGATCGGCAATTCTCACCTCCACCAAAGGACTACAGAATCAGTTAGTGGGGGACTTCAACAAAATCGGTGTGGTGGAGATCAAGGGGAGGAAGTCCTACTCATGCGTTAGGGGAGACGGACCTACCGCTGATCATGGGTTATGCCACTTCGGTGTTACCTGCAGCCTGCGGGAGAATGGGTGTGAATATTACGATGCGGTAAGGAGGGCTAAACACTCAAGAATAGTGGTAACCAACTACGCCTACTGGATGACGGCTGGCGCACAGTTGGGGGAGTTTGATAGGGTGTTGATGGACGAGGGGCATGAGGCTCCCCGCCATCTGTCCGACCACCTGACGGTGGAAATTGAATTGGGGGGGATGGCTAAGGCCCTGGGTAGGGATATAGTCCCCCCTAGGGCTGACTGTAACTCCTGGGGGAACTGGGCGAGGGCCTACCTATCCTCCACCGACCTTCTGCTGGAGGAGATGACGAAAAAGTTGAAGCATAATCCCTCCCAGATCTGGCTGATCCGAAAGTTATTCAGATACAAGATGCGGTTAGAGAAGATGGAAAGCTATAGTACCGGGTATATGGTGATGGAGAAGATGAAAGGGGGGTTTCGCATCGATCCCGTACACGTCTCTCCTTATGCTAATATCCTATGGCAGGGGGTTCCGTTCATACTCCTAACCTCCGCCACCGCTACCGCCAAAACCGCATCGATCTTAGGAGTGGATCCCACAGTCGTGGAGTACCGGTCAGACTTCCCGATAAGTCAGAGGCCAACACATATCGTCCCTACGGCTGGTATATCCCATCGGATGACGGCCTCGGATGAGAGTAAATGGCTGCGGACGATAGACCAAGTGATAATGAATAGGATGGATAGGAAGGGTATAATACACACGGTTAGCTATGACAGGGCACAGAAGATCCTGCGTAGCAGTAAGAATCGTGCTATTATGCGTACCAACTCCTCCTCTACCTTGTCCTTAACGGTGAGTCAGTTCAAGAGGGATAATCCCCCCTCTATCCTACTCAGCCCGGTGGTCACTACGGGATGGGATTTCCCCTACTCCCAGTGTGAGTACCAAGTAATCAGTAAGGTAGCGTTCCCTGATGGCAGGTCCGAAATAATGAAGGCTCGATCATCAGTGGACCCCGAGTATCCTATGCACATAGCCCTCCAGAATCTGGTTCAGGCATGTGGGAGGGGGATGAGAGCGGCGGATGACAGGTGTGAAACCCTCATAATTGATGATAACTTCCGGTGGCTGATTGGTAGGTATGGGCATTTGGCCCCGGAATGGTTTAAGGAAAGTATAAACTGGGGGCGTACCATACCCGCTCCACCACCTAAATTAAGGAGAGTGTAAGTCATGGCGAAGAAACAAGAAGGTGCAAGTCTGCGTCCGAGTGATCACAGTGAGGCAACGGGTCTGTGGCAGGGAAGGGGAAAAGTTGCGGGGGCGGCTTTCGTCATGTTCGATTATGGCGGAAAGTCCGACCCCAAACCCACCGCTCAACTCAACATTCAGCCGGAAGAGGGTGGGGACGTGGTGGAGCAGCATTGGTCCGTCGGGAAAGACACGGACTGGATGCCGAGTGAGGATGGGAGTCGGCTGGTGGCCATCGGTCGGGCCACCCAGATCAACACCAGCTCCAACCTGTCCATCCTCATCACCTCCATGGTTAACGCCGGATTCCCGGAGGACAAGCTCACCGACAATATCGGGGATCTGGTTGGGTTGGATGCGGATTTTGTCCGTGTCGCTGCCCCCAAGCGCCCCGGCCTCCCGGTGAGGGAAGGTCAGCAGGAGAGCCAAATCCTGATCGTGAACGAAATCTTCCAGTTGCCGTGGGAGAAGAAGGCCGGGAAACCGGCTGCGGCCAAAGCTGCCAAACCTACGGGCAAGGCTGCTACTGCGGAAGAGGCCGGGGAAGAAGAGTCCGCCGAGGACCTCGCCACCGCCCTAGTTGTGTCCATCCTGGCTGAGAAGGGCAGCATCAAGAAGCAGCAGCTGTCCACTCATCTGTTCAAGGAACTCAAGGGCAACCCCCGCATGAAGGAGATCATGCAGGTGGCCTACTCCGATGACTTCCTATCGGAAGGCCCCTGGACCTTCGAGGGCGGCGAACTGAGCATGGGTTAACAATTCACTCCGGGGCAGTCCGTGTCGGACGTAAGTCCCCGGACCTTATTATTTTGAATAGGGGGTTATTGTGAAAGTTGAATTAGTAGAGGATAAGCTGCCGGATATCGGGTCGAGTGCACTGGAGCGGTCACCCGGTCTTCACCTATCATCCATCATTAAGGACCTCAACAAGACCCTGGGGCGCAGCAAGGAGGGATCCGGGTGGGATATGGGTCCCACCTGTGCGGTTGGCCTGTTGTGGGAGGAAATCCTGAGCACCCACTTTGCGGAGGCTCTGGGGGATCGTATCGGGGAGGTGGAGTTGGATGGTGTGGCCATGACCCCTGATGGGTTTATAGTAGACGAATGGGTGCTGGCGGAGCATAAGGCCACCTGGAGGAGTAGCACTAAGCATTCGGTGGGGGATATCTGGGATTGGATGACCCAGATCAAGGCTTACTGCTATGCCCTCAATACCCATCGGTGCCTACTTAGAGTGTTGTGGGTGGTGGGGGACTACCGGGGGAGTGGACCCCAGTATCAGTGTTTCCTACTTACCTTTACAGACAATGAGTTGATGGATAACTGGCAAATGCTGATGAATCACAAAAGAGTGATGGAGGGTAGAGATGGCGATGCCGATAATGGTAGATAATTTGGGGGCGGCTGGGTGGAGTAAACCAAATTTTAAGGTGGGTAGGAGGGTAGTGATGGCCCTGGACGGGGAAGAGAAGGTGGGTAAAACCAGCTTCGCCCTTAGGTCTGACCGTGAACCCATCTTCCTATTTAACTTCAACATGGGTCTGGAGGGTATACTACGGAACTTTCGAGATAAGGATATGGTGGTGTGTGATCTGCCCCGAGGGGGGTGGATTGCACAGGAGGCTGGGGGGGAAAAGGAACAGTTGTCCGAAGCCAGGAATGCTATGGTGAAGTTCTACAAAGCTTATCGGTACGCCCTTAAGAGTAAGGGAACCATCATACTCGACACCGCCAGTGAATTCCGGGAGTTGCTGCGGCTGGCCCGACTCGGTAAACTGGATCAGGTTCAGGCCCGGTATTATGGGCCGGTGAATGCGGAGGAGCGGGCTGTACTGCAGATGGCCAAGGACCAGCCGGAGTTGAGCTTCATTGCCATCCACCAACTTAAGGATGAGTACAAAAACGATAAGAGGACAGGGGGTAGGGTGCGGCATGGGGCAGGGGATATCGGATACCTATCCGATTGCACCGTGGTACTATCCCGCAAGTCCTCGGGTGGGGTGCTGGAGTTCACCGGCAATATCACGGAGTGCCGGTATGATACCGGCCTGATTGGGATGGAGTTGATGGGGGATATGTGTGGATTCAACTACCTCTTGGAAATGATACACGGATGATTACCCTAGACAAAAGGTCTGGTTCCATGGAGCTTCTCCCTTACTTCCCCAAGGGTTCGGCTCAGTTGGGGAACCTGCAGTTCGGGGATGCCTGCTTCATGGGCAATGGTCCATCAGGTCCGGTGCTGGTGGGGTTTGAGCGCAAATCAATCCGGGACTTGATCAACTCAGTGGACTCGGGTAGGTTGCAGGGCCACCAAATACCGGGTCTATTATCCAGCTACAATTACTCCTATATAATAATCGAGGGGCTATGGCAACCAGGGGCGAAGGGTCTACTGGAGGTGTGGGGAAGGAATGGTTGGAGACCGCTGCAGAATGGGAAGCGGCAGTACAGTGGAAGCTTGGTGGACAACCTGATGAATACTCTCACCCTTCTGGCGGGGATAACGGTCAGACAAACCTCCAACCAGCGACACACCTCATTACTAATCCAACACTTATACGGTTGGTGGCAAAAAGACTGGGACTCCCACCGTGGCCATCTGGGATTCTCCTGTACACCCCACCCCGTAACTATCGACCTGCGGAAACCGGGACTTGTCCAACGTGTGGCCAAAGAATTCCCTGGTATAGGGTGGGAAAAAAGCCGGGCGGCGGCGACCCATTTTCGGTCTGTACTGGAGATGTGTCTGAGTCCCTGGACCGAATGGGAGAAGATTGGCGGTATTGGGGAGACAACAGCTAAACGAATAGTGGAGGCGATACAACATGAAAAAGGGAATTAAATACGTGTACGTGGCCGCACCGTACAATTCCAATCCGGTGCACAACACCCACACAGCTATGGACTATGCAAACTGGTTGGTGGATGAAGGATTTGTCCCTATTATCCCCCACGTCCACATGTTGTGGAACATACATACCCCCCGCCCCGAGGAATTTTGGTATAAGTACACCCTCGACTTGATGCGGGTCTGCGATGCGGTGGTTAGGTTTCCTGGGAAAAGTATGGGGGCTGACGAGGAAGTAAGAGTGGCAAAGGAGATCGGCATCCTCGTATTCCTCAGCATTAACGAATTGGTACATTATGATAGGGGTTGACACGGTTATGACAGCCGTGGTATAATAGTGGTAATAGGGGGTGAAATATGAGTTGGAGTGAGAAGGGTGCCAATATGCCCCCGAAGATGGGGGAGAGCAACACCGACGCCCGAAATAAGGAAATATGGAGGAAGAAGAAGGGGGGGATGTCCCACAGTCAGTTGGCTAAGATGTATGGGGTATCCCGCCAAAGAATAAATAGCATATGTAGGAGGGAGGAGAGGGAGGAGTTTAATGGCCGAATCGTGTAGAAAATGTGGGTTGGCGAATGGTCGCCGTAATATAGTGTGGGGGGATGGAGACCTACTCGCATGCAAACTATTCTTTGTGGGCGAGGCTCCCGGAGAGCAGGAGGACTTGACTGGAATACCCTTCGTGGGTAAGGCCGGGATAGAGCGTGACAACTATATGCGGCGGGTGGGGATAGCCGACCTACCCCGCTACACCACCAACGTAATCAAGTGTCGGCCCCCACGGAACCGTGACCCCAAGCCTGATGAGATAAGTGCGTGTATGGAGCACCTGGAAGCTGAATTGGCTGTGCTGCCGCAGGATGCTATCATCATCACACTTGGTCGATTCGCTACTCGATGGTTCCTGGGGGAGGAGGCTGACTCGGAGGTATTACACGGAATACCGCAGGAGTGGGATGGACATGTACTGATACCGGCCTACCACCCTGCCGCTGGCCTACACAACACCTCCATGATGACCCGAATCTTCGAGGACTTCACCAATATCGGGAAGGTGGTGAGGGGGGAGAGGGTAAAGGTTGACGATGAGTATCCCGACCCCACCTATGAACACTGGACCAAGGTTAGAAGGGAGGGGAATATATGGGGGGTTGATACGGAGTCGGACGGGAGTAAGCCCTGGTCTATTCAGTTCTCAACCCAGCCTGGTACTGGGTATTTCATACCCGCCGATAAGGAAGGGGGAGTATTGTGGTTGAAAGAGAGGCTGGAGAATCCCGCCAACCTCACCGTATTCCACTTCTCCCAACATGATCTACCCATACTGCGCAATTTGGGTATAAGGCCAGCCCGGTTCACCGATACCTTCCTGATGGCTAACCTTCTGCAAAACGTGCCTCGGGGCCTGAAAGCGTTGGCTTACCGGCTGTGCGGCATGGATATGTTGGATTATTCGGATATGATATACCCCTACACTCAGTCGAAGGTGCGATCCTACCTGGAGGAGGCGGTACAATATCAGTGGCCCACCCCGGATCCGGAACAGAAACGGGAGAAAGATGGTAGCTGGAGAATAGTTCAACCCCAGGATATGACCCGAAAAATAAAATCTATCTTAAAAAAGGAGGGGGTGGACCTGTGGGATTGGTGGAGGAAGACGGGCGGTACGGAGGTGGTGGAGGAAGCCTTAGGCGGGTTAGGGCCAGCCACCATAGCTGATGTTCCATTCAGTGTCGCCATGCGGTACGCCTCCAGGGACCCCGATGCTACCCTTCGTGTATTCCATCAGCTATACCCCCGGATTATAAGTGAGGGGTTGAAAGATGTACTGGAGAGGGATATTAGGGAAGTGCCATACGTAGTCATGATCGAAGAGGCCGGTGCTCCGGTAGACACCGAGTATTTCCGGAAGTTGGGGGAGGAATTCCAGGATAGGTGTTTCACGGTGGAGAATCGGCTACAGGGGAGAATCGGGTACTGGATAAATCCTGGTTCGGATGATCAAGCGTCGAAACTACTGTTTACCCGACTGGGAATGAAGCCCATAAAGCGCACCAAGGGTGGAGGATTCAGCACCGATAACTCTGTCCTGGAGAGGTTGAAGGGGAGCAATTCCGTAATTGATGACATCATCGAGTATCGACAATTCGAGACTCTCAAGTCCAGTTTTGTTGATGTGATACTGAGGGAGGTGAGGGAGGGTAGAATATACTCTCGGTGGAGCATGGGTACGGTGGAGACTGGGCGACTATCCTGCAAGGAT